TGGTTAATATTTTCCATTATTTAACCTTCCTTGGATCTTTTATTACAGCTAAAGGTGCGTCGTCAACTATTGAAAACACAGGTAACTTATCATAAGCAAAACGTATACCAGCATGTCTTGGGAAAACAACATAATCACCTACCTTATACCAATCACCCCAATCCTTATATCTATCACCAGTAAAACAACACTTACCTATTTTAGCAATATAGCCGACTATTTCATTATAAATACTATTAGTATTATTCATAATGATACCACCTTTTGATACTTGCGGTGGAATATAAAGTCTGATTAATATCTCAGTTGGTTTTGGTGTATAATCATCAAATAATTTTAATTCACTTTCTAAATCAAAGTTATCTAAATCAATTCCTATTTCATCAACAGGTGCATCATAGCTAGCTATAAACTGTTTCATAATTAATTACCTCTCGTTAATTCACTAATATGTTCTTGCAACACGTGCAAACCTCTTCTTATTCCAAGATTATATTTATAGTCTTCAATATTAATAATGTTACCGCTAATTAGATTACTCTCTACAACATCTAAATTAGTTTTTAAAAGTCGTATAACTTCATCCAATATATATTCTGAATCTCTCATAACGTTCTACTCTTTAATTTTTCCATTTCAATACGAGCATCAACTAACGCTTGTTCTTTCTCAAACTTTAATTTTTCCTTAGCTTCTTCAAACTGGAGCTGTGTTTTAAATACGTCTCCTTCCAACTTCATATCAGCTATTTCTTTTCTAATAATATTGGCCTCACGTTTCTGTTCAATATCATCAGCTATTAATTGTTGCTCTAAAGGTAATTCGTCCCCTTCATTAATATGCTTATTCAAACCTAAACTTTCAACTGCTTGTGCTGCTTTAATTGCAATCATGTTTTGCATTTCTGGATCTTCCATATCAACTTGTGATAAGTCTATTCCCATTTCTTGTTGCATCTGTAACATAAACTTCATAGCCATATGCTCTTGAATATGGGCTTGTGATTGTTCATTGTCTACAGCAGAGTGTACAACAATATGAGCATCGTGATTTTGTTCTAATCCAGCAGCTACAGGTTTACCTTGCATCATATTCATATTTTCAGTGACAGGATCTTCTGGTTTTACCTCATCAGGTTTAACCATGATACTCTCAATGACATCAGGCGCAACACCTTGTGCTTTGAAGATCATCTTTAACAATTCATCTGCATTAACCTTATCTGGCATTTGCATTGCTGTTTGAAAAACTGCTTCTGCCTTCATTATTCTTTGAACATTAGAATTAACAGAAGGGTCCGACACAGGTATTATTTGCACCGAATCAACAAAGTGCTCTTTAGTAATGATATGATTCTCCCCATTGATAAAAAACTCCTCTCTATCAATTACTTCTTTGAATATATCATCGAGTAATCTTAGCTCTTCCGAGAATGAATTATGCAAAGACTTAAGTACAGCGTTTTGTATTCTATCCTTTTCTTCGAGGAATGCATTTGCCGTGCCGACTGCAATATCTTCTTTACTGTCCATCATGCCAAGCTCGGCAGTCGATAACTGATCTTGCATCTGCCCTATTATTTCTTGACGCAGTTGCATTAATGCTGGCGATGGTCCGTTAGCTGGTAATTGCGCAAACAAATTCCTTATATCACCCGTGCTATCCAAGAACTTCCATTGACCTGCACCAAGAGTTATATCTGTTATTTGCTGCTTAGTTGTCCCACGTTGAATAAACCCAGCTGGTAAATTCTGATATGTAGCTGCATCAACTGTTTGACGTAACATATTAGTAACCGCTATTGCATTTGTACCAGAGATTCTAGCTAAGCCGAGACCCCATATATCAAAACCTGTAAAATATTGGTAAGCAACAAAATATTTCCTGCGAGCAAACTCTTTATCTTCCTTATTCCAGTTACGTTTTATCGCCAGTACTTCTTTGCTTTCTTTATCTATGGTAACGATGTACGGCTTAGCAATCTCCATGATCTTAGACGTATCATAATTACTCTCGAACACATCTAAGTTCAAATAAATATGAGACTCATAAACATCGTGCAAAGTTCTTTGTGAGTAATTATCCGTGTTCACAATACTATTCGACTTAGTTACTTCCGCATCCTTATCGTCATCCATATCGTTTGACTCATTGTTTACCTTTAAATAAGGCAATTCAACTTCACGATATATGCCGTTCTTTTGGTTTATTAAAACCTCACGAGTAGATAATTTTAAGATATGAGTTAATCGATCTGATTCTAATATTGACGTACAATCAATATTAATTAAGAAATTCTGAGGGAGAATGAATCTAGATAGAGGCCTACCTAATACTTCATCATAGTAAACCTTCTTAACTATCGAACCATAGAAACCTATATAGTATAAAGACTTTTCAAAGTCTTTATAATAAGCAGAGTCTTTAATAGTTAGGAAATAATTAAGCCATTGACTCCGTGTACTAGCAACATATTCTAATTCTTCCGTGGGTTGTCCATATATTTTATATCCGCACGGTCCACTGTCTGGTAACATCTCTGATCTTGATGTAGCACAGAATCTAATTAAAGCAGTGCTTAAAGTTGTGTCAAATGTTCTACAGGCCTGAGTAAACGGCACATCGTCTAAGTCCTCCAAATTATGACCAAGGTATTTCTTAACCTTAGTATGAATATCTAACCAAGGTTGACGAGCTTCGATATCTTCGTCTAAACATTCTAATATGTAAGTTGATATAGATTTTAATGTCTCATCCTTCATCGAGAGAGCTAGGTTATCATCAAACTTATCAGGCTTCTTATCTTCTGCTTGAGGTTTACCTATCTCATAAACTGTTGAACCGTCTTCTAATTCTTCAACAGCATTGATGTCATCATCCATTATCTCATCAGGCAATGCTGGCATATTATCAGGTTGCCTAAATATAGCAGGTCTATTTAATCTTAACTTTTTATTCTGTTTCATTTAATAAAACCTTACCTGTTCTTTATATTCTTCTGGTTCGTAATAATCTTTAGGGTGGCATATTCTATTACCATCACGCAATAGAATCAATGCTTGTGTCATAGTATCTACAAAATCCCTAGAACTAACATTAGGAAAGTAACTTATACTTGTTACAAAGTCATCAGCAAAATCAGCCATCTTATCAGTATTATTCTTTTGACAAGGCATCCAAACAATACCGCTCTCAATTAAAGAAGTAACTAATCTAACTCGTTGGATCTTATCGCCGTGTTTGTTAGGTACAAAAGGTTGTGCATAAACTCCTGCCCTTCTTAAGTCTTGGATCAACGGATCACCTGACGCCTTAGCTTCAATAACAATTTGATCGGGCTTATACTTCATATTCAATGGGAGCGCATTGTTGCCAGTATCCCTATAATCATTGGCTAATCTCTTAACACGATCACGGAGTTCTGGATACTCTAACTTATCTCGCCAACATGATAACAATATCACGTTCTCGTTATCGTATCTATCTAAAAAGATACCCCATGTTGTACACGCTGAGTAAGCTGAGTCATCGTTGGCAGTAAGCGCAGTGTCCCACGATTGTAATGTATATTCAATCTCTGGTAACTCTGTATATTGATACAACTTGAACCAGTGCTTCTTAATCATCCCACCTTCAAGTGGAGCAGGTCTTTGTTGGTACTGCGCAGCATAGCCAGCTGATCCCATCTCTCTCTTTAACTGCCTAACAATTTCAGGAGTATCACGACAACTTAATAGTTCACCTTCAATAGTTCTTTTATCGTTGAAGTTAGACTTAATCCCACTCTCATACTCCATTGGTAGAATGTACTTAACCCATTGATTTTCTACATCATTCTTAATTATATTACCTGATAGATCGTTCTCACTCTGTGATCTTTGTTGAACCATAATACGTATTGCGGTTCTTGCATCATTAACTCGGTTGAACATCTTCTGCGACCACCAAGTGTTAACTCTTTCAGTTGTTACTTCCGACTCACCGCTTGGGTCGTTTGGATCATCAATAATTAAGATATTTCCGCCTTTCCCCGTGATGAACGAGCCTGCGCTTGTAGATATCCTGAAACCTGTCTTATCATTAGCAAAGTAACTCTTACTATTCTGATCTCTGCGTAATTTAAATCTATTGCCCCAATTATCCTGAAACCAAGTGCTTTCAATAAGTAGCTTACTTGTATCCGCAATCTTTAACGCAAGTGAATTAGTATACGAGGCACAAATAAACTTTTCTTCTGGATTATGAAGCCAAACCCAGACTGGGAAGGCTATTGATATTAAATTGGTATTATGAACTATAATATCGTTAGCCGTAAATGTATGATCATCTTCTACTTCTAAACAATAACACTCTTCTTTACCGTTGCTCTCAATAGATAATATTGGATCTCTTAAATATTCAGAATCAAACCTAACCTTTGGTAAAACTAAAGTTAATAGTTTAGCTTGTTTCTCTCCATATATAGGTACTACTTTTGACAGTTTATATATATCATCTTGTTCACTGGTTCTTAAAGTATAAGATGTATAAGTATCCCCTTGTATTTTTGTTTTTATATTTGACACTTTCTTCCTAACACTACATCTTATTCCCAATCTATTTAAAAGATGGTTTACATCAATAAGCAGTTCATTTGATACTGAACCTATCTCTAACTTAATATCTAATGTATTCCCTCTTCTTTGATATATAGAACCATCGCAAGCAATATATGCTCCGAGGAAATTGGCAATAGCTTCATTATTTGATTTGAAAATAATATCAGGGACTCTTTTTGTGTAGGAATTTTTACCCGTCATGTTATGAGATTTTAACCATTTCCTAACATCATTAATTCCTTTAGACAGTGAAAATCTAGTTAGAAGTTTATCGGTCGCTTTTCGTTTATACTTACGAATTAAATAGTTAAACCCTAATTTGTTTGCACAAGCTATCATATCTTCTAGTTGTACTTCATCCGCACAAGTTATATTACAGGTATTTGCTACAACACAACCATCGCCAATAATATATCCAATTAGTCTAGCTTCTTCTAACGAAGTTTGTAATCCAATGTCTTCCTTTGTTTCAACTGTTGCCAAGGTGTCTGTGATTCTTAATTGTCTAGCTTCTTTCCAGCCTTCTGTTGTTAAAAAAGGATGAGAACCTTCGGCTACTACCTCTCTATTACCAAAGGTTTTAATAACGTAAGTATCTTGCAAACCTTGATAATATTTATTAAGGACTTTACGATATCTACCTTTATGGGTTAAAACATAATCACCAACATTTATATCTTTTATAAATGTACGAACACCATCACTACGTTGTAGATATGTAAATTGACCGACTGGTTTACCTTTTCTTGGGGGAAGATTAATTAATAAATTCTTAATCTTTCTGTGGTAGCAATCTTGTAATGATTTAGCTATCTCTTCTAAATACCACTCATCGACAAACTCTGTATGACCTTCTATAACATGCCAAGATTGCCTAAAGAACTCATATAAGCTTGCTTCCGCTTCATCCTTTAAGGAATAGATCATTAGTTTACAATTGAAATATACTATATGTAAATGAAACAACAAGAGAACTTGCCACATCACCCCCTATTGGATCAGAGCCACCAATCGTTAATACTATAGGTGCATTAGCAGAATCACTCATTAAAGGCGTATATGGATTAGCTGGAACAAACGAAACACTTGTGCTTTGGCTAATGCCAAGAACATTAAGCGCACTTAAACTGTTTGAAACTAAAATGGGATCGCCTACCTCGGGTATTAACTCAAATGATAATAGATTATCTACGTTAGTAAATGGACTGGTATTATAAACATAACTTAACGTAGCCCTATTTAAAATGTTTATATATCCTACTTCAGCTGGAACAATAACAAACGGAGAACTATTAAGGCTGAGTATTTGAGCTTGATTTAATCTTAATGATTGTGTTATCGCTTGTTGAGGTGAAGCTGTCATAAAATTACTTTATTGAATTAGTTTACAATTATTCTGGTAC